ATCTAAAAGTCGATAGATGACTACAGACGGAGATGAGAAGTGAGGTCGAAAACAGAGACAAAATAAAAATAGATAAAGAAAAAGTAAGTATAGTTTCCTGGATAAACGGTATATACATATTTACGAATAGATAAGAATACGTATATATTATATACGTATTACGTTCTATACATATAGTTATATATAAAAGAATATTCATAATCATAATAGTGCGTTATACTTCATCTCTTTATTCATTTTTAGACGGCTTGTCAAGCTGATAATATAGTTTATTGTTAGTTTCTTTTACTTTTGCCTTCATAATTACTTTGTTTTATTCATCTAACTTGATATGTGTAATCCCTTTCTCTTTCAGCTCAGCCAATATCATCTTCACTAAGTCGTAATACTTTCGATTCTGAAAAGCAATATTAAGAGCGTCTTCTGCATCGTTATGATATTCTTGAACATAATTTGTGATTGCTTCTTCGAACGCATCGCAGTCAACTCCCTCGTAGTAGTCGCTGAAATCAATAATTGATGTCAATTCACAGCATTCTTCATGCCCTTTGAAAGACCACGCTTCACCGCTATTGTCTCGGATAAACTGTCTGCGGTATCTTTGTCCTTTGTGAATTATGCGATTGCACAATTCGCAACGATACTCTTTTCGCGCAATAGGCTTAGATTCATCTATTAACTCCATATGCTAATCTACTAATTTTACCGCTGCATCATACTCATTCAATGGATTAAGCATGGGCATTAGGATAATGTGTATGTCATCGTTTAAAACAAATTCATTAGCTGTTATATCAGGGTTATGTATTAACTTAACAGAGGTTATTCCAAGGAAATCCAGTGCAAACTTTAGTTTACTAATAACCCTTGCCCTAAAGTAAGCGTTACCAATATTTATAACGGCATTTTCATCTGTAATCTGCTTTCCTGTCTTCTTGGTTCTTTCAGGTTCAATTTCTCCAGTACCATCACATACTGGGCAATCAGATTCACGTTCGTGTGTATGTCCGTGAATGTCCATATACTCCCAAGTAACATAGCCACTTCCGTTGCAATCTTCGCACTCAACTGCATCTTGAATAACAATTTCTTCATCAATTTTAGGACACTCATCCAATGCTTGATTGACAGCCTCTAAAGTGATTTTCTTATTACAAGCACTCTCTAACTTTGGAAAAGCTAACTTCTTTTTTGGATATTCATTAGTAAGAGCTTTGGGATTTATCCGAATCAGGACAACTCCATCAGAACTCCAAACCTCATTGTAATTCGTGTTGAAAAAAGGTTCAGTAAGTATCTCTTTTATGTGGGTTTTATCACAGAACTTATTTAGCAGTTCCGCTTCATTCTTTATCTTCATAGTTCTTCTATTTTAATCAATTAATTTAAACTCATACGCTACTACCCATGGGTTACTCTCCCACGTGCCTTTACCACTGATATTGTCGATGAGATACCAAAATGCCTCACGTGCACTGAGGAAGGCTACGTCAGGGGCATATCCTATGTTTTTGGAAACATAAAACAAGTTCTTGTTGTTATAAAATTGCCAAACGCCCTCACGCATAATATCCTCATCTGATATATCATGGAGTCGCTCTACATTAACATCAGTAATCTTAATATGATGTTTCATTAAGTCAGACCTTACAAACATTTTGTTTTTATATCCAGCCAAAGTATCAAGAACTTTACCCTCAAAAGAAGGAATCCACCAATCGTTTGCAACATCGTCCCCTTCTTCCTCTAATTCATTATAAATATCATTGTAAGTTTGCGCTATAGCTACAACTTCACCAACCTTATAAGGTAGATACTTTGCCATTTCCTCCCAATTACCAATCGGTATACCCTCTTTCAGTACTCGCCTCGTCATTGTCTTTGTGCCATCAAGTACCGCCTCTGTAAGGCAATACTTATCTGAAAACATAATCTTCTTCATGCGCTTTACTTAATTAAATAAAAAGTGATACAAAATAACTGCGGTAGCAACTCCCCATCCACTAAACGCTATCATGTACAGAATAAACTTGAAGTATTGCAGCTTTGAAAATATATTGCTAATTTTATTCCTGCACTTAATCACATCTCCGTAGTATTCCTTGAAGGTGTCTTTACATATCTTCGTAACCATTTGATTGACTCTTCGTCTGTCGTTTTCAGAAAGGAGAGGATTAAGACTATCTCGTTTGCATAATCCGTTCTCAAAGCAATAAGAATTTACATCAAAAGTTGCTCTACTGCCTTGATAAACGTCTCCATCCTTTAGCTTAATAGATGTATCAATGGTAATTTTGAACACGCCACGCTCTTGGTAATACTTCTCTGCAAGCTCCTTTATCTCCTTATCGTTGAGCTTAGCCTTTTCAAATAGCTCATTATATTCAGACTCTCTTAGCTGATAAATTCTTTCTGTCATATTACTTTTCTTCTTTTAGTTCCTTAAACACTCCGTACCCGCCACGTCCACATGTTAACTCGTGAAAGGTCGCACACAAAGCATTGCATGATAAAGAGTGTCCATCTTTGGTTAAATCGCACTTGTCACAATGGATAATATAATCTTCGTTTGTTGCAATGAAGATGTACTGCTTATCGTTTATTGTTATTCCGTTCATAACCCCAACACTTGTTTAATTTGTTTCTTATAGTGTTCGTTTGCTGCGTCCATCGCTTCCTCTAATGTGTCGTACCATTGAATCGGCGTTTCGTAGGTGGTCGCAAATGCGTATCGTGGTTCGTCTACTGATGCTGATTTATAGATATGATAGATAAACTCAAATATGCCATTGTCAGCTATCAACCCCTCCCGTGTTTCCTTAAATAGAAGTCTTGGAATATTCTCCACCACGCTCTCACGCCCTGCGTTGAAAGCTGCCTTGATGTCGTTTTCTTGAAAGAAAGGCCCATTAAAGAAGTTGATATCCTTGAAGTTCTTAGCATTCTCTCTTGCCTTTGTGAGAAATTCTTCTGCTAAATCTTTCTGTGTCATATTGATTTGCTTTTTATTATGTAAATAAATCAAGTTGCTTTACAATTTTACCGTTAAATGAGGAAAGAAAAATATTTACATTTATTTCCTCTTAAGATTCTGTTTCTTACCCGATTTTAGCATATGTACTCCCATAAGGAAACAACGCTGGCGGAAAGCCATATCATCTTCATCATCTTTCTTTCCCCAGCCACTTTGTGGTGCAGATCCGCCCCCAGCACTCTGTGATATTTCAGTTGCCTTATCTAGATAACCTAAGAATAGTGCCGTAGCAACAAGCGCAACTTGGCTAGAGTTTTCTGCCATCTGTTCAAGCATAGAACCATTAGAGAAACCTTTTGTCGCTTCGTCAAAAGCAGCACGCTGTTCAGGTGGCAAAGACTCTCTGTAAGCATTTAGTTTCTCGCTTTGTTTTTGAGCTTCAATAGAAGCCATATTCCATCCCACTGCCTGCATATCTCGTAAAGTTTGCGAACTCAAATTAGGCATAGATGTACGCATTTCGTCCTTGATCTCTTTGTACCTCTCCTGTGTTACATCAGTCTGTCCCTTGATTAAATCGAGTTTCTTTTCTGCCTCTGCAAGTTTTTCTTGTTTGTCAATTATTTTTATCTTTGTTTTTTCAAGATCATCAAGTATTCTTGCTCGTTCAATATCCCCCTGTTCCTTGGTAATTCTACCAGCTTTGACATCTTCCTCTAACTTTTCAATCTCATGCAATAAGTCAGACTTATGTCGTTCAAGATTAGCTATCATAGTAGTAAGACCCTTCAATCTCGCCTCTCCATGTTTGATTTCTTTTTCTTGTTCAGATAGCCTAACTTTGTTTCTTGATATTTGCTTTTTCTGCTCTGCAACATCTTCTTTTAAGCTATCCACTTGTCCCTTCAGTTCCTCTCTTTTTTGTGCATAATATTCACCCATTGTTCTATGCTTACGCCCAGTTTCTGCAATACTGTCACCACGGTCAAGAGAGTACTTCTTATTAACTTCAGAAAGCTCATTATGAAGGTTCGTCATACGCTGACTAAATTCAAATTTACTCTTCCCAGCCATTACTACTTTCCAAGAGAATTTATTCTGCT